CTGGAGGAGGTGCGGGCGTTGGTGCCGTTTGAACTGACGAGCCTGCTGCACTGAACACAAACTGTCGGAAAGTGACATTTTCTGTACGGGAAACTCAACGGAAAACGTCGAATCACCAATATGATCTGTCACTGTGACACGTCACTGTGACACCACACGCCGCAGAGAGTGACGCGATGAGTGACGTGCCGGAACTAGATCGACTGCTAGAGGAGCATGAGACTTTCCGCAGGAACGTAGGTTGGATGCGGCGAGAGCATCAGCACTACTTGGGGTTTCTCTGCATGGTTTCAGCGGTCGGCATCGCTGTTCTCTATGGCTTTTTCGGTTTCGCTGCCGCTGCGGTGTTTCCGCTTGTCTGGCGGCTGGCTGAGTGCGTTGTGCCAAGGCCAGTTCGACGCGACCCGTTTCAGCGTTACATGGTGAAGTGACGCTCTAGAAATCAGAGAGGGACATATGCACGCATGGGAATCTGTAGTTGAGTGGCTCCACAAACACCCGAGCCGCGTGATCCTCATCAAGCCAGCAGGCCACAATGGCGAGGGCGGCGAGTGGGTTCCGCGCCCAGACCGCGCCACGTTCACACTGGTAACGCGGCTGCCTGATGGACGAAAGGTGATGTCGAACGTGGAGATTTTGGACGAGATGATGATGGAACCTGCGGCAGGCGACATGATCGTTCACAACGCTAAGACGGCGATTGAGCATCTGCTAAGTCGTGGGCAGTCAGACGAACCTTCGGCAGAATGACGCTACAGAGCGAAAGTGGAGTCGTGCTCACAGTCACCATCCTCGACACCGTGACCGGCGAGACTCGTACCAACTCCGAGTGGGATGCGTGGTGGTGGTTTGAGGGCAACGGCTCCTGCGACTGCAATCGGCGGCTGATCTTTGAGCCAGACGCCGAAGCCACGCCATGCGGCGAGACGAGGTACTACATCGTCCAGGCGGAAGGCGACACGGCGGGCTACGAGCCAGACGAATGGAACCCGCTGTATCCACCGAGGCCGCCGGCCTGAAGTGCGCTACAGCGGCGAGAGACGCCTCCCCACCCCCTCTAGCCTGAGCTCGGCCCCCGGCACAATCGCCGGCCATGATCGAGCACCTCCAGGCCCTCGCCATTCACGCCTACTACGCCGGCGAATTTGACGCCGGCCGCCGGGCCTGCGATCGCCTGCTCTCGATCCCCCTGCCGCCGGAGGTCGAGATGCAGACGCGCTCCAACCGCCTCTGGTATCAACCGCCGCTCGACGAGCTCGTCGACTGCCGGCATGTGCGGATTGACGTGGAGCCCGCCCACGATGGCTGGTCGCTCTTTAACCCGTCCATCCTGGCCCACGGCGACGAGTTTCTCGTCTGGGTGCGATCCTCAAACTACCGCATCGTAGAGGGCCGCTACGAGATGCCTCCGGCGGACGGCGGCATCATCCGCACCGAGGGCCTGCTCGCCCGCTACACGGCCGACCTCACGCTCCGCGACTGCCGCGGCGTCCGTCGACCCGACTACCCGACCACCGGCTACCCGGTCGACGGCCTCGAAGACTGCCGCCTCCGCCATACCCAAACGGGGATAGGCGTCTCGGCCACGATCCGAAACGCCGCCCCCTACGACGGCCGCTGCCGCATCGCCACGGCCACACTTGACGTATGTCAAGCCAGCCTCGACGGCCTAGTCGTGCTCGACTCGCTCTCGACGCAAAAGCACGAAAAAAACTGGATGCCGCTTGAAGGCGGCCCGCACGCCGGCGGCTGGCTCTACGCCGCCAGCCACCGCGGGCACGTCGTGACGGTCGACCGCGACCCGAGCCTCGCCGGGGCCTACCTCATGCACCAGCGGGCACCGGCTCCGCTAATCGCCAAGGAGTTCCGCGGCGGCGGACAGGCGATCGCCTTCCGCGGTGGCTACCTCGCCGTCATCCACGAGGTGGCCGGCATCGACGGGCGGAGGGCCTACGAGCACCGGTTCCTCTGGTTCGACAATGCGTTGACGCTGCGGCGAATGTCGCAGCCGTTCGCATTCCGCGAGCCGCGGGCGATTGAGTTTGCGGCCGGTCTGGCTGCGGTCGGCGACCGGCTCGTCGTGAGCTTTGGCGTGCGTGACGCCGAGGCGTGGCTCGTCGAGATCGCCGCCGGCCAGGCGGAGGAGTTGCTCCATGACATCCCCGTTTCGGGCTAAGTTATCCAAGGCCCTCGCCGCGGCGTGGCGGCCGCATGACTGGTTCGAGCTCAACCAGGCGGTCGAAAACCACTACTACCACAAGGCCAGCGTCTGCGCGGACGTGCGGCCGAAACGGGTGATCGAGATCGGCACGCGGTGCGGCTACTCGCTCGTGGCCTTTGCCACCGCAGCCCCCGAGGCCCGCTACCTGTGCCTGGACGGGGCAACCGACTCCGATTCGTTTGACTGCCTCGCCCACTGGGCGAGCGTGGTCGAGCGGTGGGTGATCGACGCGAGTCTCGTGGTCGTCGACACAAAGCACGTCCGCAGCCTGCCGCCGGCGGACTTCGCGCACGTTGACGGCGACCACAGTTTCGACGGTGCCCTCCGCGATCTGCGGCTCGTCTCCCACTGCAAAACGATCCTCGCCGACGACTGCTGCAATCCCGAGGTCAAACGGGCGGTCGTGCAATTCGCGGCCGAGCGTCACCGCCGCGTCGACTGGCACCACGACGGGCTCAGGGAGTCGGCCGTCCTCACATGAAAATCGGCGTCTACGCTCTCGCGAAAAACGAAATTAAGCACGCGGCCGAGTGGGCCGCCTCCTGCCGTGATGCCGACGTTCGCGTCGTCACCGACACCGGCTCCACCGACGGCACCGTCGAGGCCCTAGAAGCCGCCGGCGTGACGGTGGCCCGTGGCTACGTCTGCCCTTGGAGATGGGACGACGCCCACAACCTCTCGCTCAACCACCTGCCGCCAGACCTCGACATCGCGATCCGGCTCGACCTCGACGAGCGGATCCAACCAGGCTGGCGGGAGGCCGTCGAGCGGGCGTGGGCGGAAGGCATCAACAACCTCCGCTACCACTACGTCTGGTCGTGGGCACCAGACGGCTCCGAGGGGCTGACGTTTCACTGTGACCGCGTCCACGCCCGCCGGGGCTTCCGCTGGGCACAGGCGACCCACGAGGGGCTGATCTGTTGGAACGGCGACAAGGTGCAGGCGTTCGCCGAGGGGCTCCAGATCCACCACCACCGCGACGCCGGCAAGAAGCACGTCACTGATTTGACGCTCTTGGAGGTGGCGGTCCGCGAGGCCCCGCACGACGCTCGGGCTCAGTGGTATCTCGCCCGCGAGCTCGACTATGCCGGGCGGGCCGAGGCCGCCGACGCCTTCCGGCAATACCTCACGATGCCGGGCGGAACGGCCACCGAGCGGAGCTACGCCGAGCGGTCGCTCTACCGGCTGACGGGCGACGAGCAACACCTGCACAACGCCGCCAAGGAGGCGCCAGGCGAGCCCGACGGGTGGGAGCGGCTGGCGTGGGTGAACTACCAGCGCCGCGAGTGGCGAAACGTCGAGGGCTTCGCACGCCAAGCAACTGTGGCCGACTGGCCTAGCACGCATTGCACCGACCCGCAGGCGCAGGCCAAGGCGCTTGACCTGCTGTCGGTCGCTCTGTGGGAACTGGGGAAGCGGCAGGAGGCCCTACGGTATGCCAAGCAGGCTGCGGCAAGATGGCCTGGAGACGAGCGCGTCGCGAATAACGTGGCCGCCATGGAACGCATCCTCGCCCAAGGGGCCGCCGCGTGAGCTATCTACGAGAGATTGCCGATTCTCTGGCCGACGGACTCGCCGCCGTTTCATGGAGCATTCAATCCACGACGGTCGAGCGCAAGAATTGGGTCGCCGTCGACATAGAGGAGCTCGCGACGCCGCGTATCTACGTCACCCCAGGCGGCGCGACGATGAGTCGGGTGAGTCGAGCTACCTCGCAGGCTGATTATTCGGTTGCCGTGTTCATCGGCCGCCACGTCCAGACGGACGCCGACGTGGACGGCATGATTGACTTGGCGGATGAGGTGTTGCTCCACATTCGCGCACACGATTGGGTCAATGCCGAGTCGTGGCCCGAAGGAGTGACAAGCCCGATGGAAGTGGAAATCGAGCTCAACCCTGACGACGCGCTGAACGAACGCAACGCTTGGCGGGCTGCCGTCAACGTGACCTACCGCGTGTTTCTTGCGGACGCGCTACCGGAGTAAGCAATGGCAGCACTTGGGCGCGTGAGCCGGGCATTCATTCGGCCGGGCCAGATTGGCGGCAACCGCCAAGTCCGCTCGGAATCGTTTCAAGCTCGGCTTCGCCTCCAAACCAAGGTCAAAGGGGCGTTTTTCGACCGGGCCAAGGTGCGGCGAATGATGGACGATATGTCGCGCCGCAGCCTCTCGGCTGCCGGCCGCGACGTGCAACAGGCCGCCAGGAAGGGCATTGGCAATTCGCCGCCCAAGCAGACCAAGGCTGGCCGGCGAGCGGTTAAGGCTGGCGAGGTCGTCGAGTTTGTGGGTGGGCTCTACCGCGATCTGACAATGGTGTCGAGCGGCAAGCCGAGGCCACCCGGCAAGCCCGTCAAGTCGTGGGCACCAAAGCGGTTCCTCTACCGCGACATCTACTACTACATGAGCCGAGGCACGCTTGGGCCGACGGCTGTGATCGGCCCTGCCAAGGCGGCCTGGCTCAACCAACTCCACGAGTTCGGCGGCACGCTGCAACTCACGGCGTGGCGGATCGGAGTCGGAGCGGCCCGCAATGCGTACCTCCGGCGGTCTGCCGGGCGCAGCGGTGCCGGTCGTGACTCCAAGGGGCGGTTTACTAAAGGCACCAGCCTCGGGCCGCAGAAAAACCAATTCGATTACGGGTCAATTCTGTGGGCCAACAAGCGGCCGCGATTCTCCCGCAACTGGGAGCGGACGACCATGACGAAGACCGCCCGTTATCCGGCCCGCCCGTTCATGCAGGGAGCGGCCGGCGTCCAGAAGGCGGCGGCACGGGCAAACGAGAAATACCGCAACGCCTTGCGTCGCGCCGCCTGACGACACCCCCTACGGGTGCGCATTCGTGGGCCGTAGTTTCGACGGCACCACCCCGCACACCAGGAGGCCAGCGTGGCTATTACTCTCGGGAAAGACGTGACGATTACCGGCTTGACCGGCGCCCGCTCCGTCACCGTCAACAACTCTGCCGCCGAGGTCGACGTGACCAAGTTCGGCGACACCGCTCGCAAGTTCCGCAAGGCGCTCATCGAGCAGACCGTGGAGGTCGAGTGCGTCGATGCGCCAGGAGTGCAGATCGGCGCGACGTTCACGCTCTCCGGCATGGATACCGGCAACGCCGTCGAATACATCGTGACCAACATTGCCCGCTCTGAGCCGATCGACGGAATCATCACGTTCACCGTGAGCGGCTCGCGGTCCGACACCCAATCCTAACCACGAGGCACCCAACCCCATGGCAATTACGCTCGGCAAAGACGCGGCAACCGCGCCTCCGTTTGGCACCGACATCATCTCGGCGACCTATACCGAGGAATGCGAAATCATCGACGTGACGAACCGCACCAACAAGGGCGGCTCCTCCGGCAACCCCGGCTACCGTGCCAACAAGCCTGGATTCACCACCAAGACGTGGGAAATCGAGTGCCACGATGCGACGAACCTGATCACGGCCCTCGAAAGCAACACGGCGACCAGCAATTTCATTGTCATGAGCGTGGCGGAAAACATCTCCATCGACGGGGCGGTGACCTTCACCGTGACCGCACGGGAGGCGTAAGCCCGTGGCGATCACGCTGGGGAAAGATTGCACGATCGCGATTGGCAACACCATTGCCAGTGCTCGGAACGTCAGTTTTTCCTACAGCGTTCGCACGATCGACGTGGAGGAGTACGGCAGTCGCGAGGCTGCCGTCTATCCAGTCGGCGTCGAGGCAACGGTTTCCGTCGAGTTCAACGACTCCGCCGATCTTTCTGGGGCCTATTCGCTCGTCACGTCCGGCGCGCCGGTAACGATCTCCGGCGGCGCCGGGTCGTGGTCGTTCCTCGGCGTCATCACCAGCATTTCCGAATCTGATCCGATTGACGGCGTCGCGACCTACACGGTCGAGGCCCGTCTCACACGTCAAGGGTTGAGGGCCTAAATGCGAGAGTTCCGCGATGACCAGGGGCGGCCCTGGATGGTGGCAATTACGGTGGCGGCCGCCGAGCGCGTCCGCGGCCTGGTCACTGTCGACGTGACGGAGGACGTGGAGCAATCCGACGGCAGCGTTTCCCGCCAGACCCGCAAGGCACCGCTCGACATCATCGACACGTCGAGCATCGCGAACACGCTCCAGATTCTCCGCAGCCAATACGGCACAGTCGGTGAGGTGCTCTACGCGATCTGCCGCAAGCAGGCCGACGAAAAGAAGGTCAGCCGCGAAGACTTCCTTGACGGCCTCCGCGGCGACGCAATTGAGGCCGGCGTAAAGGCGATCGAGGAGGAGCTTGTCGATTTTTTCCCCCCGCGCCTCCGCAAAATGGTCGGGCTCCTGGCGACAAAGATGGACGAAGTCGCAACGCAGATGCTCGACCAGGCGGAGGCGCGAATGCAAGCGGCGACGGCGGCGAGCCTGCTCGAACAATCTGGCACGCCATCTACGAAGCCGCAGGCATCCTCGGCGTCCACCCCGGAAAGTGGACGTTCCGAAACCTCCTCATCGCTCGCGACGCCCGCCTAGAAATGGATTGGTGGCATACCGCTAACCTGCTTGCCCAACAAGCCAACCTAAACAAAGCAAAGCACGCCCCAAGCACAGACCCGGCAAAGCTCAACCCGTTCGCAAAGAAGGCCAAGCCGAGGCAGGCGACGCCGGAAGAAATCAAGAAACTCCTCGGACCTAACTGGCACGAAGTGACCACATGAGCGCATCAAAGGTCAAAGCCGGCCAGGTATTCGTAGAGATCGGGGCAGACCCGCGGGCATTCTTTTCGGCGCTCAACAAGATCAACCGCCAGATCGGCAATCTTGGCCGGTCGATGAGCGGGGCCGGCACCAA